GAAAATAAAGTTTGCCAGCCACAAACTATTTACAACTGGGTTCTGGACAATCCGATCATGTTCCCCGAACCAATACCGGCCAAAGGAAAGTTATCATTTTGGGATTATCCCGGAATATTGGCCGAACCTGAAGAAAAAGACGGGCCATTGTTTTGCCATTGCCAGCTTCCGGTAAAAGAACAAAGCCAGGTTTCAGCGTGTATTGACCAATATCGCTGTAATTATTGTGGCGGTATATGGTATAAATAGTTTTGCCTTTCAACGTACTGAAGCCAGATCGCGCCCCGGTCTGGCTTTTTTTCTTTTAAACAGTGGCCCCGCAATCATTTTCTTTTTCCCTCACATATCCTTTTTATTAATACCATAGTAGAAACTTTATTCTACTATTTAAAAACCATTTTTAGAGACAGAAAAAATGTTTTTGGCTTACAACCTTACAACCACCTTTGTAAATAATTGAATCACAAAGCGTATGAGGTTGTAAGTGGATACAAAAAACAAGGTTACAACCCACTTACAACCGCTTACAACCAAAACAAGGTTACAACCGTGTTTTTGCTTTCAAAGTGTTACAAATCAAATAAATATAAAGCGGTTGTAGGTTGTAAGCCGTTTCGGAAAAACTTTTTTATTTTGGTGTTTTTCAGCAATTTTGCATTATCTTAGCAACATCTGTTCGGGAAAATTGTGTCAAACCAATTTAACCCGATCTTTTTATGCTCAAAAAACCAAGATTCAGCCCAAGGCCACAGGTTACCATCTCGCTTGAGCCAATTCTGGAAGCTTACTGCCGCTTTCGATTCAATACTCCCCCCGATCAGAAAGAGATTACCATCAATTTAAAGTCCGACATTGGTAAATTGATTCATTCACATGTTCATTCAAGTCACTTCGCCGTTAAGGGGCCTTTTATAATCAATCCGGTTACCGTTATTTTACCCATCAACCAGCAAAATCAGTATGGAGTGCTTTCTGGCTTTCTGTATGTAGATAACTGGGGCCTGCAAAAAATTGAAAATGCAGTTGAATATGATTTCAGAAAGTGGGTTGAACGCCGCTATGAAATCGGGTACGGAAAACGATACGACCGAAAGGATATTATAGAGGCAGTTTTGCGCGGCTTAAATGTTAGGAATAATTGCGCGAATTTCGACGCGATTAAAAAAATTGACTACCGAAATCATAGGAAAACTGAAGAAATTAGATTTGCAGAACTCTTATTATCTGATACTTAGATAGTTATAAAATTATTATATACTTACTGTAAATTAACCGTGTTTTTACTATAAAATTTTCAGCCATGAACAGCGCAGTTATTACCAAAATTGAATACCGGTTGAAAGGCACCGAAGTTTTTCAGGAAATTTTATTCACTGCATTCACCGCCAAATTATCCCAACTTCAGGAACATACCAATGCCGGAACTATTTATACTAATACATTAGGCTTTAAAATTCCGAAGTGTACCGACGAAAATGATGCTTTGTTAAAATCGTTGGCCGCATATCGTTCAATTTGGAAAGTTACAGATGCTAATTCGGTGGTTCATACCATTGGTACCGACGATATACCGGCACGGCTAAACTTCTCGAAAAATATAGAAGGGCAGCCCGGTAATTACAACGGATACGAATTAAGTGTAACGGCGAAAAGTATCTGATTTCAATTGTCGGACTGTAATTACAAGTCCTTTTAATCGGGTGCTAGCCTGATTAAAATTGGACATGATTAATTATTCTCTCATAAAATCAATTCTTTCCGAAGTATGGGCAATCGACGAACAGTCGATTGAAATGATGATGCCAATGATTGACGGGTTGTTTAACCCGCTGATGGCATTTGAACCCGGAAAGCCGATCTTACCCGAAGCCAGGGTAAGTTCTTCCAATTCATCCGGAAGCTCCAGAACGGTAAATGTGATTACAATTTCCGGTAGTTTAACCAAAGATGATCAATTCTGCGGCCCCGCAGGGATGGCAACAATTGGAAACTGGATCCGCGAGGCCGATGCTGCAGAAAATGTTGATTCAATTGTTTTACGAATCGATTCACCTGGGGGAACGGTTGCTGGTACCGAAGAATTGGGAAACATCATCAAGAACACAAAAAAACCAATCGTAGCTTTTATCGAAGATCTTGGATGCAGTGCAGCCTATTGGCTGGCATGTAACGCTGACGAAATTATTGCCAATAATTCAACTGCTATAGTTGGATCGATTGGCGTGTTAATGTCGTTTGCCGATGTTCAGCCCATGTGGGAAGCCAAAGGTGTGAAATTTCACAAGGTAACAGCTCCGCAGAGTGAAGAGAAAACAAGCATGTTCGATAAGCTGAAAGCCGGTGATTACGCCGAGTACAAAAATGAAGTACTCAAACCTTTGGCCGAAAAGTTTATTGGTGTAGTTACAGGAAACCGCCCAGGAATTGACGAAAAGAAATATTGCACCGGCAAAACCTTTTTCGCAAAAGATGTAGTTGGCGATTTGATTGATTCAATCGGAACCCTCGATCAGGCCATTCAAAGAGCCGCTAATTTATCCGTTCAATCTCCTTCGATAGCTGCCGAAGAAAATACCACGCAAACAAAGTTTTTTAACATGAAATATCCAAAACTGGCGAAAGCCGCAGGTGTAGAGTCGTTCGAAGCAATTGACGACACCATTGATTTAACGGCTGAAATGGCCGAAGCTGTTGAAACTGCATTAACTGCGGCTGAAACGGCAGTAACCGACCTCGCGGCTCGTACCGCAGAACTAGCAACATCTGAACAGGCTGTTGCTAATACCACTATCGATGATTTAACAGCCCGTATTGCTGAGCTTGAAACCGGACCAGGTGCAAGCACTGCAACTGCCATTGCCGAAGGTGATGAAGGAGCTGATGAACCTATCAGTGATTTCCGTGGGGCATTTGCCGAGGCAAATAAATTCAAAACCAAATAATTTTTAAACGAGATGGCTATTAACATTAATGCTGAACTGATTGCAGCCGGTACAAAATACCGGAAAGAGTTACTGGCAATGCCGGTTGCTGCTTTGGCTGAACTGCTGGCACACATGACCCTTAAAACGGGTATTCAGGGTAAGGAAGTTGGAGGCGAACTTCTTACTGATGCTGAACTTCGCCCTTATCGGACTGCAAAAGATGCAACCGACAATACCTCTATCGTACCTTACGAATGGGAAACATTCCTGGGCGACGTAGTTAAAGAGTTTGACCCGAACGCAATTTTGGGAACTCTGTACACTGAACTGACTGCAAAAAAACCAACGGAGCGCGAAATCGCTAAGAAGGTGGCCATGCGTATGGCAGAAAAAGTTGGTGAAGCTTTGTATAACAATGCTTTTAGTGCTGTTCGCAATGCTGCCGGTAACGCAACCGCTGATTTATTCAATGGTTTCGACACCTTGACTGCTGCAGCTGTTGTAGCCAACACTGTTTCAGTTGCAAAAGGTAACTATGTTGACATGGTTGTAACTCCATTCACTACCGCCAATGTTGGTGATAAACTGAAAGCAATATGGCGTGGCGCTGACAAGATGTTGAAAAAACAGAAATCAAAAATGTTTGTGCCTGTTTCTATTCTTGAGATGTACGAAGACTGGTATCAGATTGAACACGGAACTGCACCTTTCAATAAGGAATTCGAACAAACGTTCCTGATAGGAACTCGCCGTAAATGTGAATTGGTGCCGCTTGACAACATGGAAGGTGGCGATTACATCTATCTGACTGTAAAAGAAAACATGAAGATTGGTGTTGACCAGGAATCGGATAAGGAAAATGTAAGGATCCGCGAATGCGATAACCCAAAAATGGTTCAGTTCTTTATGATGGCCTATTTTGGTGTTGGTTTCGATACTCTTAACAAAGAGTTCATTAAAGTATGTAAATACACAGTTTAATCGAAAGGAACTGAATTATGCCAGGAATTTTTGAAAGTTTAGGTTGGGCCGATGGGAAAATAAACCCATCGGGCATCAAAACCGAAATATTTTTTATCCCGAAAACCGACATTGCCTCTTTCCCTAATATGACAGCTGCGCCGGCAACGGCTGCTGCCAATGTTAGCCTTGATGGTGATTTCGTGTTAGTGGCCGGTAAAAAATGGAATCGGTTATATTCTACCCAGGGAAAGGGTAAAGTTGAATTTGAACCGATTGGGGAAAAAGACTGCAAAATGTTCACGGTTAAAGGAATGTTCAAATTCCCGGATCTGGACAACACAGCCAAAAACCTTGCTAAAAGCGCCGTAAATGCAAACTTAATTTACGTGGTTTGTCTTCCTCACGAAACCGAAAAGAGGTATGTGGTAATTGGCGACAATTATTACGATGTAACTACCAGCGTGAAAGGTTCGAGCGGCGACGCTCCCGGATCTGACAAAGGTGTGACCATTGAAGTTGAAGCGCCTGCAACAACTCCACTGCCAAATTATGCCGGGGACATTGTACTCTCTGATGGATCTCTTGATTGTGCAACCGGAGTTTTCACTCCAACGCCATAATTTACTCAAGATAAGATGGTAAGCCGGGAGTAACATTCCGGCTTATTTTTCACTTTAAAATTTCCCGTTATGGATGAAAAAATATTAGCATGGATCCAGTCTGAAGAAAAAGACTTCGACCAGGGTTACTTACTGCTGTCAAAGGTCCTTAAAAATCAATCGATACTCCATTACCTGCAACGCAAACGCGACCAGGCTAAACTGGAATATGAACTATCGAAATTAGTTCCGGCCATTGTTGAAAAAGCTGTTGAACCCGGACTATCTGAAAATCATGTAACTGACCTGAAGATTTCAGCTGAAAAGGTTGCCAAGCATGATGGAAAGCTCAAAATTGTGCAGAGTGGTCAGATCAATTACGATGAGCTTCCTGAAGCTTTGAAACCTATTTACGACAATAACATTTCCAAATACAAGGAAATGCGTTCGGTACACGAAAAAATGAAGCTGGCCACCAGCGACGAACAACGTGCCGAATTACGCAAAACACTTGATGAGCTGGACAACGAAATTGATTCGGGATGGATTGTGATCAATGCCTGGGCGAAATCAGGTAAATTGCCGGAAGCTGAAAAAACAGGCAAGGTGATTGATTTTAAAGCTGTGAATGCTGCACGAACTTACGTTTCAAGGGCTATCGAAAAAGCTGAAACAACTACCGGGAAAAAGCTTGAAAAACTGGTTGCTGATCTGCAAATAAGGGTTGACACCTTAATTGCCGCTGCCGCTGAAATTAAACCGGAAACGCTTGAAAAGCTGGAAAAATTAGGAATTATAGTTTCGGCTGTTCCTGAAGCTACTCCAACTGATCCTGATCCTAATACCACTCCTGTGGTTGGTAACGATGAATCAGAGGAGGATAAAACGAAAACTGCAGATGCAGAAGAACCAGAAGCTCCGGTGGCTGAATAATGGAACTGCTCCGTTTCTCTCGAAAGAGATACAGTCGCATGATGTTTTTGATTTTATGCTGAACGAATTAAAAAGAGCTGATACGATTGTTATCAGCTCTTTTGCTATTACAGAAGCATATATCCGCAGGCTTATCAAAAACAGCAATCGTATTGGATTTGTAACGCTCTTTCTTGATGTTACAATTGGAACCCGGAATCCAAGGTTAACGGCTTATGCATCGATGAACGTGAATGAGTTGTTTTTGCTTAACAATCACAGCAAAACTATTTACATGTCTGGATCCGGAAAAGAGTTGCTGGCTGTGATGTCGAACAATGCCACCAATAACCATCGGTACGAAAGTGGTATTGTCTTTTCTGATTCGGAAATAATCAGGCAATTTGTAAAGCAATATGAGACAATGAAAGCCGAAAGTTGCAACTATGACAATCCTGGATGAAAACCAAATGAAGTTGCTTGAAGAATATGCCTCGTTGCTGTTTACCATCGATGAGATAGCCATATTGATAAAAGTTGATCCGGCATCACTTAGACGCGATATCCGGCACGGCAAAAACAAGGTTGCTGAAGCCTATTTTCAGGGTAAACTGGGTACAATGGTGGCCGTGCGGAAAAACATCATTCAGTTCGCCAAAAAAGGAAGCCCACAGGCTGAAACCTTTGTGAAAGATTATCTGGAGCAACAAAACAATAACGAATAACATGGGACGCAAAAACAACCTCGATAAATTTCACGATGTTCTGTTCAAAGATTTTGACGAAATGGAACATTTACTTCCGGTTGAACAACAGCAACTGAAACGTTACCGTGCTGCTTTCAATATGAGCCTTGAAAATCCATCCACAACTGATGTAAAGATCCGTGATTTCCTGATGTCAGAATTCGGGATATCAGAAGCTCAGGCATACCGCGACATTGGTAATATTCGCGTTCTGTTGGGTAACATGCAGAATTCAGGAAAAGAATGGGTTCGTTACCTGGTGAATGAAACGCTGAAGGAAGCAATAGACAAATGTCGGACCGCTAAAAAATGGAAAGAAGTAATTATGGCGGCGGCTACACTTGCCAAATTCAACATGCTCGATAAAGAAACGGCAGAGCAAATTAAACCACAGGACATTGAACCTACCAGTGACCCTACCGGAATCATTAAGGTGAAAAAGTTGGAAAACAAGGAGGCTGTTATCCAGAAGCTGAAGGATAAGTACCTGAACGATATTGAGGACATTGGATACGAAGACATTAAAGAAGATGGACACTAAAAAAGTTTACTATACTGATCCACAAATAGAATTCAGATACACAGCTGCCCATACCAGCGTGATTGTAGCCGGTCGCCGGTTCGGAAAAACGCACGGCCTTGCAGCGCCATGGTTACTCCGGAATGTGCAACACATGCCCCGTTCATCTGGAGCAATAGTTGGCGCTACGTTTCAACAATTGCTTACCCGGACGTTGCCAGGCACCCTCCAGGCTTTGGAAGATTTAGGCTACAAACGAAACATTCATTATTTCATTGGCCGTAAGCCTCCGGAATCTGCGGGTTTCAGAAAGCCTGTCCGGGAGCCTGTAAGCTTCGATCATGTGATGAGCTGGTATAATGGCTCAGTTGATTACCTGATTAGTCAGGATGTGCCAGGATCATCCAATTCGCTCACGCTTCAGTACTTCATGGGTGATGAATCAAAATACCTGAACTTCGATAAATTGAAGGATGAGACTTTCCCGGCAAATGGAGGTTTTAAAGGTGATTGGGCTGATTGTCCGTGGCTGAATTCCATGCTTTTTATGAGCGACATGCCAACGACAAAGAAAGGATCCTGGTTCCTGAACTATGCCGATAAAATGGATGAAGAGGTGATTGATGCAATTCACTGGCTAGTCAATGAGATTTGGCGCCTCAAACAAATGCCAGAAACAACCTATACCATCAAGAAGCTGAACGAACACCGCCGAAGCCTGGCACAGCTCCGGTCTGTTGCCGTTTATTACCGGGAATGGTCCTCGATTGAAAATATTGAGCTGTTAGGGCAAAAATATATTGCTCAAATGAAGCGGGATCTTCCGCCA